CCATTGATCCCCAGTATTCCTCAGTTGAGTACTCCATGCTGACGTGCTCAGCTGCTGCAACAGTTGCCAAGACACAAGACGTCTGGTGGTACCATGAGAGTACCAGGCGACCACCATAGACAGTATGTTCCGGGATCAACCTGTATGCGCGGGTAGCTGTATATAGTGTCATTTTACGTCTTTCTTCCAGACCATATGATGCTATCACAGTCGCACCAGACCTGCTTATAACATGCCTGCCAAAAGGAGTGTGCCCGTAGCAGTCTAAAATGAACACGGGCTTCCTGGCATGCGTACGCTTGCACCTGGTCCGTGTTGATGGCTCAGGGAACCGCAGGCGTGATGGTTTGATGGCCACTACCTGGACGCCATATGTGGAACTGAGTTCTTTGATTTCTGGAGACGGAATTATCGTCCTGAGGCGGGATGACACATAGTCAATCCAAGAAAGTGTTGTCTCCAATATTGGGGCTTTTGAGAAAACTTGTCCGAGGCATGGCCCTGGGGTCACGTAACGCGTCCGGACCCTCTGAGCGATGCGGCCAGCATTTCGGCTCCTAGCAGAGGCAACAGTATCTGATAGACTCTGCTCAAGCATCAGGGCTTGGTTCTCCATACCTGTGGCCCGCAGGCTCTCTATCCGGGACAGCAGAATTCTGATAGCCCTCTTATGCTGGCTTTTCATTGACACTTGTACATGCGTCAGGACAGTGAAGGCCATGTCTCTGGTGTTGAGATTCACGTTCTCTTTCTCTGAATGGTAAAGATATGCAGCCTGCATCAGAGATGCTCTCAGGTGGTGTGGAAGCAGCGACGTGGCACTGGTAATTATGCCTGTAAGCTCAGCACCATGGAGCAGCTGATCTGGGAAGAGGCCAGAGTCTTCCAGGCACTTGATCTCAGGACCGCGCAGTTTCCACCTCTGCTCCAGTGCATCAATCTTGAGTCTTTGTCCCATACATCCCACAGCCAGGCCCATGCCACTCATCGCAACCATTCTGCCATATGCGTGAGCATCGAGATAGTCTGTCACTAGTGATGATGAGCTTGGCCTCACCATCTGGCAGATCATTTCTCTAAAACCGAGAATGGGGCATGATACTCCGATGCCATTATCCTGGGAATTGAACTCTCCTGCGGTGCCAGATGCCTTCTCCTTAGAGTCATTTGGCACCACACTTACGGATCGAAGCGCGATCTGCCTGCATGCACGCTGTACCTTTAGGAACATATGACACGCTCTCTGGCGTTCATGTCTGCCAAATATGTCGT